AAACAGAACATTTACTAACGCACAAGGTGAACGAGAAGCAGATTTCATCAATGTAGTTGTGTTCAGAAAACAAGCGAAGAATGTAAACGATTATCTTTCAAAAGGTTCACTAGCAGGTGTAGATGGACGTGTTCAATCACGTAATTACGAAAATAACGAAGGTCGTCGAGTATTTGTTACAGAAGTTGTAGCCGATAGCGTTCAGTTCTTAGATACCAAAGGTAATAACCAACAAAATAACCAATCTCAAAAGCAACAAGAACAAACCGCAACTAAAAATAATCCTTTTGCTAACGGAACAGACATGGATAGTTCAGAATTACCGTTCTGATTGGACTGATTAGATGGTAGTAATTAAAAACTACATTACAGAAGATGACGGTACAACTACTGTAGTCATCAAAGGAGTAGAACTAGATAACAAAACATCATTGCTTTTAGACAACGGTTACGAAGTAGAAGCAGATGTAAGAGTTGTAGATCCATTCAAGATTACAGATAAGCAGCGCAGAAAGATATTTGCACTCTGTAACGACATAGAAGCTTATACAGGACAACCACGCGACTATATGAGGTATTTATTCATGGATTACGTAGAAGTCCTCTACGGCTATGAAAAACACCTCTCATTGAGCGACTGCACAAGAGAACAAGCTAAACAAGTTATAGAAGTTATTCTCGACTGGGTGTTTCACAACAATATACCACTTAATTATAAGACGAGTGACTTACTCAAAAATGATAAAGCATTTCTATATTGGTCAACAGTCAATCGTAACTGTGTTATCTGTGGTAAACGTGGAGAACTGGCACATCATAAAGCAATTGGTAGAGGCGCTAATCGTAAGAAAATGGATCATTACGGTTTTGAAGTGCTGTGTCTATGTAGAGAACATCATCAATCACAACACAACATGGGTGTAGAAACCTTCGATAAGTTACATCATCTTGAAAATTCGTGGCTTTCAGTAGACGAACGCCTAAATAGAATGTTGAAAGGAGTTAAATAATGGCAGTTTTTAGAGTTTACAAAGAAACTGGGAACTTCGTAACTGTACACAAAAATTTTATTCATGACGATAACCTAAGCTGGAAAGCTAAAGGAATATTACTTTACTTATTAAGCCGACCTGATGACTGGCAAATATACGAATCAGAATTAGTTAGACATTCAACCGACGGACTTAGTGGTCTTAAAACTGGCATAAAAGAATTAGAGAAAGTTGGTTATATACAACGGACTAGAAAGCGTGATGATAAAGGTAGGTTGAAAGAATATGAATATGCTGTCTATGAAAAGCCTAACCACATTCGATTTTCCAACGTAGGAAAAACCTATATAGGAAAAACCTACGTAGGAGAATCGCACACTACTAATAATAATAGTACTAATAATGATTTAACTAATAATAAAAACACTAATAATGTGACAGACGAGACATCAAAATCATTTCAATATATTAGTAATAACTTAGAAATTATACAAAGTCCATTAAAAGCACAACAACTAGAAGAAGCTATAAAGGATTTTAAAGATAACAAACTAGAAATCGTTACTGTAGCTACTGATTACTGCAGAGAAAATGGCAAAGGTGTTAACTACCTTATCAAAGTATTAGAAAACTGGAATAAAGACGGTGTCAATACTAAAGAGAAAGCAATATCTAAAATTAAACCTAGAAACAATAAAGAAGATGATTACCTAGCTAAGAAGAAACAGGAACTATTAGGAGGTTAGACATTATGTCAATGACTGAACTAGAGGCAATTGAAATATTAGAGTTAATAAATAATGTCTACGATATGAAATTCAATAAAATTAAGTACAACCTTTGGGTAGAACAACTCACACAATATGGGGATTTCGACAGAACACTACACAAAACAAAGAAATATGTTAGAGAAAGTCGTTATAAACCTACGATTGCACAAATTATTGATCGCAAACCACCCGAAATGAAAAGCGCAGTGATACCAGAAGAACAGACTGATAAATATAGAATGCAGCACGATAAAGAGTTTAGAGAGAGAAGGCAACAATTAAGAAAACAATGGCAAAAGATGAAAGAGGATTGGGGGTTAGATGATGAGTATTGATGTGTTGAGTACCGAAGAATCTATTATATCTAACCTCATGCGTAACCCAGAGTTACTAAGTAAATTCAGATTGAAACCTGAAATGTTTACTGATGAAAAATTAAGAGTGTTCATTGAGTATGCACTAGAGCAAGGGAAGGTCGATGTAAACCAGATCTACTTTAAAAGTCGTGATGATAATGAATTTATATCTACTGACCGATTAGGTCGTTTATACAACTCAGATGGCACTGACAAGGCGTTTTTTATGGACGACCAATTGAACCTATTACAAGAATACGTTTTGTCACAAGCTCGTGAGAAGCTCACAGAGTATCAATCAATGCCGAATAAAGAAAATTTTAATTATTTGGTAGAGGAATTAGAGAAATTAAAAGGTATGACAATAAAAAAAGCAGACGCTACTGATAGTTTTCTAGCTGAAGTTGTAGAAAATATTCTATCTGATGAACCAAAACAATTTATTAAAACTGGTATTGCTTCTATAGATAACAAAATCATTGGTTTTGAACCAGGTCAGTTGAATGTATTAGGTGCAAGACCTTCGTTAGGTAAAACTTCTCTTGCATTAACAATGATGTGGAATATCGCGCAGCGTGGATATCCTACAACGTTCTTTAGTTTAGAAACTGGAGGTAACAATATCGTTGAGAGATTAGTTGCAACAATAACAAATATTCCACTATCTAAAATCAAGCAAGGTAACGGATTAAATGATGATGAAGTTTCATCGGTAATGTCTGCTATAGATCAAATAAAAAAATGTAATTCTTTAAAGATTGAGGACCAAGCACAAATGACACCACAAGATGTTCGAGAAGTTGCTTCGCAGAAAACAGATAAACCTCACGTTATATTTATTGATTATCTTACACTCATGCAATCAGATGTACCTCAACGTGATAGACGATTAGAAGTTGAAAAGATTTCTCGTGATTTAAAAATTATAGCTAAAGAAACAGGTTGTATCATTATCGCACTATCTCAATTAAGTAGAGGTGTAGAAAGTCGTAGTGATAAGCGTCCGATGATGTCTGATTTAAGAGAAGCAGGAGGAATTGAGCAAGACGCGAATATGATTTTCTTCTTATACCGTGACGATTATTACGACCAAGACCAACAAGACAACATTACAGGCAAGTCGGAAATTGAATTCATTATTTCTAAAAATAAAGACGGAGAAACAGGGGTGGTACACCTTGATTTCTACAAGAAAACGCAGAGGTTTTATGGATGAAAGTTTATGAGTATCAGCAACTTTTAGGTTTTATGTATCGAGAGGATTATAAAGAGGATCCAATCATAGCCAAAATATTAATCGAGTCTGGGTGGGCAATTAATAGGTTGCTTGACGCCGGCACCATTAAACCTTTTGACGATTACGAAAGCGTTAAAGAATTAATCATGAATGAAACGAAGTGGAGGCAACCAGATGGGACTTATCGACGGACTTAAAAAGCAATACACGTTATATCAGATTGACGGTTGGAAAATGTGCAGCGTAACGCCGTTAGGAGAAGATACATTCAAACTAGGTAACTATGCAGGCATACACTTTAGAAACACATTCTCAGGAACAGTAACGAAAGATGAACTAGAAAAACTGAAACGCAAACATAAGTTGTTCAGAAAAGAAGAATTGCAACAACAGATGACAATTAACGAATTATTATTTTGAGGTGGAACTTTGAGTAAATACAATTCTAAAAAAATTGAATATAAAGGTGTCGTGTTCGATAGCAAAATTGAATGCGACTTCTACCAGCATTTAGAACGTAACTTGGGAAATGAATATGATCATATCGAATTACAACCTAGATATGAGTTGATACCTAAGTTTGATAACCAACGTAAAACAGAATATATAGCCGACTTTGCACTATGGAAAAATAACAAGCTGCTTGAAGTGATTGACGTAAAAGGTATGCCAACAGAAGTAGCGAAGTTGAAAGCGAAGATATTCAGATATCAAAACAGAGAAGTACCACTCACGTGGATATGTAAAGCACCTAAATATACAGGTCAAGAGTGGATAACGTATGAAGAATTAATTAAGGTACGCAGAAATCGTAAAAAGGAGAAGATGAAGAATGGTAAAGATTAAAAATAAAGTTGAAATGACGTTATCAGAATTGATTGAGTGGGGATTAGAAAATGGAATAAAGAGCAGAAGGTTTACAAGCAATCGTTTGAGCTCTAAACATGTAGATTTCGATAAGCTTGGTGGGGTATGTTTTAGTGGTTTCTATTCTTATCTACTAGAAGATACTTTCACAGTAGAAGTTGAAGAAGAAATTACGGAAGAAACAAAGATACCAGAAATGTTCGAAATATTTGAAAATGATGGTGGAGTTAAACGGGTTGGAAAATCTATCAACGAACTAAAAGATGGATTTAGCAAAGAGTTTTGGATAAAAGACGGAAATACGATGACTTTAATTTGGAAAGATGGCGAATTGGTAGGTGATGAGCAATGGCTAACAGAGAAGAAACAGTCACAGTCGAAGCAACAATGAAAGTTAGATGTAAGTATCCAGTTTGGGTAAATAATCAAATTACTGCAAGTGATGAAAAGGAACGCATTTTAGATTTAATCAGTAAGAATCCTGAAAAAGAGTTAATGAGCGAAGATTTTAAACTAATTGAATTGGTAGAGGTGGAGTAAATGAAAATTAAATTAGATTTAAATATTACTAAAGATGTATTGATGGATGGCATAGATTTTCTTAGAGAAACAAACCGAGACGCAGAATCATGCGAGAAAATAAAAGAATTATCAGAATTATTTACTGATGTTATTTGGAAATTAAATATGTTGAAATTCCAGACATTACAAGAACCTAATAATTTAAGTGGCACTGAAATCAGAAATCAGATAGATGAACTTTTTAGAAAAGTCGAGATTGAAATACAGGATTTAGAGGTGGAATAAATGGAAGCGACAAAAATGAGAGTTAAAAATAAATACTTCTCTATTACACCAGATGTAGTAGAGAAAATGAAAGAAGCAGATATCAATTCAGATATCTTAAGACAAAGATTAGCTTCTGATTGGAAGTTTGAAGACGCAATAGAAGCACCTATTGGAGTAAGACGTAGTGAGTGGGATAGTTTGAAACCTAAAGAGGACGAAATTGCTAGTTATAAAGAGAGAATGGAGCAACGCAGATTACAAGAGTTGAAACGTAAGAAACCACATTTATTCACAGTACCTCAAAAACACCCTCGTGGTGAATGGTGCGCGCATCTTATGGAAAATGACATCTTTATTAAAAGGGTGGTTAGATCATGAGCATTAAAGATTTGATTATAGGCGATAGAATCAGAATCCAAGAAGTTAACGGTGTTGAAATTACAGTGCAAATAAAAAATGTTGGTCGTTTAGTTCAGTCAAGTCTTGATATAGATAAATGGGTTGCTGATGTAGAAGCAATTGACGGGAGAACTTGGACTATTGATGATAGTTATGATTTTTACTCATTACCTAATGGAAATGAAGGAACTAAAAAGACATTAGATGACAAGGTTAATCACCCGTCGCATTATACGTATGGAGATATAGAAATAATGGATTTTATAGAGCAGGTCACTAAAGATTACAAACCAGAGTTAGCATTTGCGATTGGTAACGCAATCAAGTATATAAGTCGGGCTAATCGTAAGAACGGTAAAGAAGATTTAGACAAAGCGCGTTGGTATCTGAATAGAGCATTTGAGAAGTGGGAGGGTTAGAGATGATTAACTGCAGATTAAAAGAATTAATGGAAATATATAAAGTTAATCAAACGGAATTATCTGAGGCGACTGGTATAAGCAGACCAACTATCCTATCACTTATCAAAAACGAAGCGAAGGGACTTAAGTTCGATACTTTAGATAAAATTTGTAAGCATTTCAACGTGAAAATCAATGACTTTTTAGTATCAGATGAAGAAATTGATAAAACTACTAATCAGAAATTAGATGAATTAATAGATATTGCTAGAAGTTTGAAAGTGCATGAGGAGGACTAATTGTGGTGTATATGTACGAACCTTTCACTCACACAGTGACTAAGACAGATTTAACTCATCTGCACAACATCACAGGTATTCCACTCAACACACTGTGGTACCAAAAAGAACGTGGCACATATAACGATAAGTTGAAGTGCTTCTTTACCGACACAATGCCGAGAGTGAATAAGAAACAGGTGTTCAACGAAAGAGTTGTAGCAAAAGATGAAATTTGGAAGTATAGCCAGAAGTATGATCTATACGTAAGTAACTTAGGAAGAATGAAAAGACCTGATGGAAAATACAAGTTTGCGAATGGATGTAACGGTATTTCCACAGTCATTTATAAGAATAAGAAGTATCGTGCAGCAGATATTGTATATGAAACATTTATCGGCAATTTGAGAACAGGGTATCACGCTTATCCTAAGGACAGTAGATATAACAATCTTACGGCAGATAACTTATTCCAGTCTACATTACAGAAATATAGAGTGTATCGCAGAAATAAAGGCGTATCTAAGCCAGTATATCTAGTAGATAGCGACAACAAAATTGTAGAGGAATTCGCAAGTACAGTAGAAGCTGGAAAAGTATTATTCATCGACAGACGCAACATTGCTAGAAAGTGCAACCGTAAACATGTAAGTGATGGATTGATGTACATGTGGGCAGACGAATACGAGAAGATGAACGCATGATACTATCCGACACAATCAACCAACGCTATCGCTACAACACACAAGGTAAGACGCCTACAGAGATACAACAGGAATTACGACAGCTAGGTGTTAAAGGCTTTGTGGTTAAGGTAGCAGGAAATAGAGTGACGATGAAAGTTAGTGAAAACGATATTAAAAGGAATAGGGAGTGTGTAAGGAATGACAAAGATTAAAGTTAAAAAGGAATTAAAACCTAAAGAATTTTTAAAATATTTGTTAGAGCAGGAAGAAACGGAAGTAGAGTTAAACGGTTATACATTTGATTACAACGAAGAACACTACTCATTCGACCCAGAAATAACTACAAATGACTTTGTAAGTTACAACCCGAATAATAACGCTTATACAGTCGAAGTCGAAGAAAAAATCGCAGAAGATACAGTTTTTCCGGTGTTAATAAAGACTTTAAAAAATGTATTTAATGAAATCGCAGTAATTTCTTACGAAAACGCTAGTATTAACTCATCTAAATCACGTAACGAAACAATATCTTATCACATTCTCAATGACGACGGCACTATGACTTTAATTTGGAAGGACGGGAAACTCGTTGGTTAAATTTAGAGCGTGGGATAAAACAGAAAATAAAATGTGGAACGTAGAAACGATTTATATCGAAGACGAATGGGTTAAAGCTAATAACGGTTCGATATATGGAACTAAAAAAGATTTAGTTAGAGACTATGTTCTAATGCAAGCAACGGGTGTTACAAGCATATACGACGATAACAAAACAGAAATATACGAAGGAGACATTGTTAAAACAAAAGCATCACCAGACGGAAGGTTTATAGGGTGTGTAGGAAATGCTATATCTCGTTTTGAAGTAAGAGGAGTAAAAAAGTATAAAGGTTTTAAATATGATTTAGATGGATCATACGTGGTTATTGGTAATAAATTTCAAAATCCAGAGTTATTGGAGGACGAGTAAATGGCAGAAGATCCGAAATTTGTTGTACATGGCTCACAAGTCCAAAAATGGACTGATGATATTCAACAACTAAAGAAAGAACGTGACGCTTACAAGAAACAACGTGATGAGATTATCAATGATATGGAAAAAGTAAAAAGAAAGGCAGAGGCGTGGATAGATTTAAAGAAAGAAATGTCCGAAATGTATCCAGTGTTAGTAATCGATGTTGAAACGACTAGTGGTGATTTTGAAAGTGGCATGTTGTATCAATTAGGTAAGCATTTAAGACGCATGGACGAACTCGACGGAACACATGAGTTTCAAAATTTATTAAGTGATTTGGAGCGTGGTAGTGATGAGCGTTCAAGATATTAAACCATGTCCATTTTGTGGTGGTCGTGCTGATTTGAGATATTCAATAAACCGAGCGCTAATCGAATGTACTAACCATAAATGTAAAATACAACCATCTACATGGTTACATGTAGAAACAGATAGCGTTGATAAGTTAGTCAAAATTTGGAACACAAGAAAATTCGAGGAGGAACAATAAATGACAAATACATTAGATCAATTAGTAGAACAAGTACAACAATGGAGTATTGATAAAGATTTACACAAAGGTAATTCAGATAGACAGGCACTTAAATTCTATGAAGAAGCTGGAGAAGTGGCTGCTGCATTATCACGTGGGCAAACGGACGCATTGAAAGACGGTATAGGCGATACTGTCGTTACATTAATCATATTAGCGCAACAACATGATATGACGTTACAGGAGTGTTTACAGTTTGCTTATGACGAAATCAAAGGAAGAAAAGGAAAGACAATCAATGGAACGTTCATCAAAGAGTCAGACCTTAAAGAATAAAGACATAGTAGAAAAAGTAAAAGAGGTGCTTGGGAAGTGAAAGACTTTGAACAACCGACAATAAAAATATTAAAAAGATTATTTAACGGTAAAGATGAAACTAATATTCATATATCTCGTCTGAACCTAGTAGATTATGAAGTTATTGAAATGATAACTAATTATAAACTTTCAGAAACTCATACAAGAAATCAACATTTTAGAGATGTAGTGACTTTGAAATTTAAGAGTAAAGAGGTGAGGAAGTAGTGGCGAACTTTATTGTAATTGCAATATCCTTATTTCTATTAATTATTAACGTAATAATGATATTGAAAGTATATTTAAGAAATCACGAACAAGAAAGAAAGTAAAAAAAGCTGCAAAAAATACTAGAAACAAACGCAAAGAGTTTGAAGAACGCAAAAGAAAGAAATTCGAAAACAATAAGTTGAATAAGGAGTGAACGGAATGATTAAACGCATATTAAAAATTTGGTTTACTATCGCTATGTATGAGTTAGGTAAATGGATTGGTAGAGAGGTTTATTATAAGTTGACTGCTAACGATGAAGTGGAAGTGCCGAGTGATTATGCAATTAATACTGATAAGCAAGATATAAACGAGGTGAATTGTTAATGTGGATTATTCTTTCAATTATATTGGCTATTGCACTCTTAATATCATTATGTGTTCAAAGTGAACTGAGAGTCAAAGTAAGTGAATATAAATACTATAACGAATTATTAAGTCGTCAAATTAAGTATTTTGAAGATAACAAAAAGTAAGTATCGGAGGTTTCTTATGAATTTAGGTAAAGAGGATATACCAAAGTTAGAACAGTTCTTTCGTAATTATGAAGATATGAAAGGGCAGTTATTATACAGACGATATGAATTATTATATCAGCCTCAAGATACAAATACTGGTGGAGGCAAAAGTAACTTGCCATCAAGTCCAGTAGAGAATGAAGTTACTAAGTTACACAGTGACTTGAAGTATAATAACTTACAAGCAATTATACAAGCTATTGAAGATGTATATAATAATGCTACACAGGAACAAAAGCTTATAGTTGATTATAGATATTGGGAAAAAGATTTAACAGTATATGAATGGCCAGACATTGCACACGAACTGACAAAAGCAAGAGAAGATAACAAAGTGATTAGTAGAGATGCTACACTTCGTATGCGTAATCAACTGATGAGAGAGACAGCTAAAAGAATTGGTTGGGTGAGTTTTGACTAAGGCGCACTTCCGACATACTAGAAGTGCGGGTTGTCAATAGGGTATTATAGTAGCATAAGGAAAACTGGATAGCATCTTTAGATGTGGAGCTGTTGTTCAGTGGATATGTGATCCAACACTATATTCTTGAGGCACGTTACTTTTGTAGCGTGTCTTTTTGTATGCAACTATCTTAACTACCCACAGAATAAGGACGCACATATTAAAGGACACTACTTATTTAAGGTGGGGTTTGAAGGTGTTACTATTTAAGGTCACATACTTTTAGGTCATCACTTTAGTGTGTGACATACATAACAATAAACATTCATTTATATGTCAAAAGGTTTCGTTAGTTTAAGAGATTGATAGAAACATTAAATAATAAATCAAAAGTAAAGTTTGTTTGTTGTTAATATTATTTGTTGTTTAACAATTGAATGTTAAAAGAAATGTTTTCTTAATCATAATCTTTGTAAGATTAATTTCTATTTGATTGATAAAACATTTTCTAAAGTTAAAGACAAAATGATTTGAGATTATAAATCTTATTTTGTTTTGTCTTTTTATTTTAGTAATTGAAATTCAATTCATTGAAAGAAGTTGAAAAGAAAATTTGTTTAAAGAACCAAAAGTTAGATTAGGAAACAGAACTTATAGTCAAAGCGAGCTACAAGACTATAGGAAAGCCAATACACAAAGGTATAACAATAAGGTTAGATATAACTCTCAGAATAGTAAATATACTGACTTCTATCATAGTTTGCAATGGCGTAAGTTACGTAAACAAGTATTACTACGTGACAATTACTTATGTCAACATTGCTTAAATAAGGGCATAGTAAATGACAAAGATTTGATTGTTCACCATAAGGTAGAGCTGAAAGAGGACTGGGGTAAAAGATTGGATATGGATAATTTAGAGGCAGTGTGTATCGGGTGTCACAATAAAATTCACAAAAATTAATTTTCGAGGAATAATTCTTTATAAAATTAACGGGGCGTTCCCAAACACTTGTTTACCCTGGGGCTCTAAGATGCGAGTAAAACGAGCCGGCCTCATTTCCGACCAAATTCCCAAAACTTAATGTTGTAATTTTACAAAAGGAGGTGGTTAGATGGCTAGACCACGTAAATTGAACCTACAAAAGCAAGGACACCGCACTAAAGAAGAATTGCAAGAAGCAGAAAACGTTGAAAATGGGCTTTATGAGTTCGACCAGATTAATGCAGAAAATTTACCAGAAGATTTAACCGAAGGTGCTGCTAAAGAATGGGTGCGTGTTGTTCCTCTTTTACAACAACTACCAATTGCTGAACTAGATTATGGTTTAATCAAGAAATATTGCCAGTTAGTCGACATTAGTGACGAAGCATACCAAGAAATGCAACAAGTTGGTACCTATCAACCAGATAACCATCGTAAAACAGGACCATATGTCACATTCATGGATACTACAAGAGAAATTATAAGCATATGTGGCAAATTGGGTATGACAATTGATAGTCGTATGCGTTTAGTTGTACCGGTTGAAAAGGATAAAGCAAAATCGGTTTACGATGAATTTGGTGTTGATGAAGATGACTAACGTTAAAATACCTAAAGTGTATGAAAAGCTTTTAAATATACCCAATGATTTAAGAGATGATGCATACAAATACTGTGTCATGGTTCTATCCGGTGCATACATTACATGTAAGGATACTAGACTTGCCTGTATTCGTCATTTAAAAGACATACACAAGTCAATAGATAGTCCTGAATGGAATTATATATATAAACCTAAACGTGCCAAAAAGGTTATTAAATTCATGGAAACACTACCTGATACAAAAGGTAAAATACACAAATTGACATTGTTTCAAAAGTTCATTGTCGCAAATGTCAGAGGTTGGTTCACGAAAGACAGAGATATGCTGAGATTTAGAAAAGCTTTTATCTCAATGTCAAGAAAAGGAGGTAAGTCACTTTTAGTAAGTGGACTTGTACTTTATTCTTTTTTATTCGATAGGGAACCAGCAGAAGGCAGACAGATATTTTGCGCAGCTAATGACAAGAAACAAGCAAGCGTAGTATTCAACATGGTAACTAAACAACTTATGCATTTAGTATCAAAAGTACCAGAATTAAAGAAAGACGTTAAAAAAGTACGCGAGTTGCTTAATAACTTGCGTGATGACTCTTTCGTTATGCCATTATCACGTGATACAAGTGCAGTCGATGGTTTCGAACCATTCCTAGCTGTTATTGATGAATACCATGCAGCAAAAACAGATGAAATGGTAGAGTTAATTCAATCTGGTCAAGGTAACTTATACCAATCACTTATATTTATCATCAGTACCGCAGGTTTTAACTTAAATTCACCGATGTTTGTAAATGAATGGCCTTATGCTAAAGATATTTTAGCTGAAATTTATGATGATCCAGAATACTTTGCGATTATCTATGAACAAGACTCGGAAGATGAATGGCAAGATAAAACAACATGGGCCAAGTCCAATCCATTAATCAATGAATCAGACGACTTAAAAGAACAAATTGAAGAGTATTTGGAAAAGCGCGTAGCAGAGGCTAATAAAAAAGGATCTATGTTCAAGGTACTTGTTAAAAACTTCAATTATTGGTTACAAGCAAGTACAGAATCTTACTTAGATTTCAACGATTGGAAAAAGAATGAGAGTGACTTTGATATACATGGTTCTAAAACTTATATCGGTTTAGACTTATCGCGTGCTGATGACTTAACAGCAGTATCATTCGTTCATCTTGATGAAGATAATCAAGAGTATTATGTAACTAGCCATTCATTCGTTGCTACTAAAGGTGGATTAGATGGCAAGATTGATAGAGACTTTATCGATTATAGGCAACTTGCAGAAAACGGTTATTGTACAATTACCGATTTACAAAGTGGAATTATCAATACTGACCAAGTTTTAAATTACATCGAGAATTATATCGACCAATATAAATTAGATGTACAAGCGCTATGCTATGATCCTTACTCAATACATGGTGTTATTGCAGAAATTGAGCGTAGAGATTGGCCTTATGATTTAGTAGAAATCAGACAAGGACCACAAACGTTATCTAATCCGATACTAGATTTTAGATTGAAAGTGATTAATGGCGACATTAAACATCATAAAAATCCGTTACTAGATATTGCGATAAAAAATGCAGTAGCTAAAGATACTAATGACTCATTGATGATTGAAAAGAAAATGAATAGAGAAAAGATAGATCCGCTCATGTCGACTATATTCGCTTATGTGATGGCTTGTGAACATGAATGGGATAGTGAAACTTTAATGCCATTGTTCTTATAGGAGGTGTGATGATGAAAAAATTCTTATACGCACTTGTAGTAATACTATTATTCGTTGTGGGCTTAATAGGGCTATTCTATGGCTTATTTATACTTTGGAAGCCATTAGCTTATATTATTGGTGGGTTGTTGCTCATAGGACTCGCAGGTGTTTTAAATCAAGCGTATGACAATACCTCGATAAGTCAGAAAGGGGGTGACAGTTAAATATGCCATTACTTGATTTAGGATTTACAAGCAAACAAGAAAAGATGAACAGAGATTTAGAACGATTATTGTATTGGCAAGAACATGGCACACATGCAAGCTATGTTGGTATAAACGCGCTACGTAACAGTGATGTATTTACTGCTACACGTATTATATCTGCAGACATTGCAAGTACCAAGTTGAAAGTTAAAGGTCACGAAACAAACACAGTGATGGACCAAAT